GATTAGAAGGTCGATATATCCCTTTATAGCTCATATATAGTAATAACAACTTACACTTATTTATCGTGTCATTTCCATCTAGAGGTCAAATATTTCAAGATAGAGTAGATAAAATCAGAAGCACAGTCGCAAGACCGTCTCTTGATACTTTTTATGAAGTCAATTTTTCATTTGGAAAGTATCAAACTTGGTTAGGAGAGTCTCCAGGCAAGAGAAGAACACAGGGAACAGACTTCATGCAAAAAATGAAGTTAATGTGTACGCAGGCTGAACTTCCAGGCACAAGTTTTGTAGAATCATCAGTCACTGGTCATCATCAAGGTATAACAGAGGCATTTCCAAATCTTAGAAATTTTCCTCCTTTAGATCTTGTCTTTTACGCTGATGCAGACCATGTAATTATAGAAGTTTTGGAAAGTTGGATGTCATATATCAATCCTATTCAAACTGGTTCAAGAGAGTCAAATGCATATTCACGTTTTAATTATCCAGAGGATTATAAAGAAACAATTCATGTTACAAAGTTTGAGAGAGATACTTTTATAAGAGAATCAAGAAATGCTACCTATCAATCTAACATGACAAGTTATGAGTTTGTAAATGTCTGGCCGATTGATTTATCTTCGATGAGAGTTGCCTATGGTGATTCAAATGTGTTAAGATGTAATATAAAGTTTGCCTATGATAGATTCTTCACCACCTTTAATTATCAAGATGTTCAAAAACAGGTTGTCAACACCCCAGTAAACACCGTAAGAGCAAAAGATATTACATCATCAGTAACTCAAGGAGAATTTATGCCAAGTAATCCTGATTTTAGAGGAACTGGTAATAATAAAAATTACGAGGGATCATTAATGCCAAGTAATCCTGATTTTAGAGGAGCTGGTAATAACAAGAACTATCGAAATGTCAATGAGATGGTTCCTAACTCAGTAAAAAATTTGAATATCTAACAAACCTCATATATAAAATACTGAATAATAAATTATGCCATTACCAACCATTGAAACTCCAACCTATGAGTTGAAGTTGCCATCAACAAATAAAAAAATTAAATATAGACCATTTCTTGTTAAGGAAGAAAAGATTCTAATTCTAGCACTGGAATCAAAAAGTCAAAATGAAATCACAAACGCTGTAACTGATGTATTAAAGAAATGCATTTTAACACGAGGTATTAAAGTTGATGATCTTCCTACATTTGATATTGAATATTTGTTTTTAAATATTCGTGCTAAGTCTATCGGTGAAGATATTAAATTAACTGTGACTTGTCCTGATGATGGAGAAACAAAAGTTCCAGTCACAATATATGTGGATGAAATCAAAGTCATTAGACCAAAAGATCATAACATTGATATTGTTTTAGATGATAAGATGTCTCTTCGTATGAAGTATCCATCACTCAATCAATTTATTGAAAGTAATTTTGATACAGAAGATGAAGCAGAGACAATGGTTGATAAAACTTTTAGAGTTGTCGCTGATTGCATGGAAACCATTTTTGATGGAGAAGATGCATGGGAGGCAAAAGATTATTCTGCACAAGAGAGACTTGATTTTGTACAACAATTAAACTCACAACAATATAAAAAGGTTGAAAAGTTTTTTTCAACGATGCCTAAATTATCACATACTATTGAAGTCGTGAATCCAAATACAAAAGAAAAAGGTAGTGTCGTTTTGGAGGGACTAGCCGATTTTTTCGGTTAAGTATTGCAAGAGAGGATCTTGAATCCTATTACCGTATCAATTTTGCTCTCATGCAATACCATAAATATAGCTTGACGGAACTCGAAAATATGATTCCTTGGGAAAGAGACATTTATACATCTCTTCTTAAGCAATATATTGAAGAGCAAAATTTAAAGAACCAACAACAAGAGGGCGTCCAAAGGTATGGATGAACAAAATAAAAAAATAAATTTATTTAATTTTTTTGGGAGATCTGACTCACTCGATAAATTGTCGAGTGCTGCTTTTTCAAAATCAAACCCGACCATGAGTGCGATTGGTGACAATAAGTTATTGATTGAAAGTTTGCAGTCTTCAATTCAGTCAATACAGTCACAAATTCAAAATATTGCAAATTATCTTATAGTACAAAATAAAACAGATAGAGTTTTAGAAGAGAGAAAACTTTTTGAGGAGAGAGAATTAAAACAGAAACAAGAGGCGAGAGACAGAGCTCTTGGTTTACAAAGCATAAAGGGAGACAGAGGATCTCAGGGGCCAAAAGGTGAATTTGGACAAGAAGGTGGTGGAGGAAGTTTCTTAGGTGGTCTTATAAAAGCACTTGCGTTAGGTGGTACTTTAATTGCATCTGTTAAACTTTTAGGGCCAGTTCTTTTACCAATGCTCACGAAAGGGATATTTACAAAATTAGTTCCTGCTCTTGCAAAAGGTATAGGTGTTGGTTTTGGAAAACTTGCAGGGGTCATCACTAAGGGTCTTACTGGTTCTTTAGGAAAATTACCGATTGTTGGTAAAGCAATTACAGGTCTTGGAGGCAAACTTTTTGGTGGAATCAAGGCTGCTGGTGGCACTATCGCAAAGTTTTTACTTGGAGCATTAGGTATTGGCGCTGTCGGTGGTGCTATCGGTAGTTCTGCAAAAGCATCAGAATCTAATATGTCTTTTGCATCCAGTGAAGATGATAAAAGTGATAAAAAATTGGTTGAAGATAAGAATGAGGTTACTGAAAAAAGAAGTTATGGTAATCGTATTTTAGGTAGTATTGATGCCATGACTGGTAATTTTTTAGATTTGGATAAAAAAGGTGGTGAAACTTTCGGTGGAGGAAGAGTTTTTGGTGGTATTCTAGATGCCGTAACTGGTAATAAATTTGATTTTGATAAAAAAAACTCTGTACAATCAGATGATCTTACATTTAAAGATATTAATCAACTAAAAGAATCTGTTTCTACCAATACAGCTGCGATTCAAACAATTGTAAATCCATCTCCACAGGCGACGAAGAAAACAAATTCTCCTGTCACAGTTCAAAACAGTAAACCACAAGTAACATACACAGAAATAAAAACAACTAAACCTGCTATACCTTTTATTAATACTTTAGGAAATCAATATCTATCTTTATCACCTCATACTAATAAATTGCCCCCAGAAATTGCAAGATTGATTCAATAATGGAAAATAGTTTTCTTATCACTAAATGCATGTTACGTCCTAATGAGGGTTCCTCATTAAAAGAGGATTATGATATAGTCGCTGGTAATCCAATTATTGATTATTATGAAAGTATTGAGAGTCCATCTATATCGATGACAATTACTTTTATCGATATTGACCAAGTGATAGGTCGTAAGGGAATAACTGGTGGAGAATATATTGATGTCATAGTAAAAACTGGTGATGATGATGCAGATGATTTTAAAATTACTGCTGAAAAACAAAAGTTAATGTTGAACTCTGTTAGAAATATGGTCACTGAGTCTAACAAACAGGTGGCAACTTTAGAGTTTGTATCAGTTGAATCAATTGTTAATGAAACAGCAAGAGTTAATAAAAAATATGTTGGTAATGTTTCAGATACTGTTTTTGAATTACTTATTGGTGACAAGAAAGGAATCGGAACAAGTAAAAAATTATTTGGCCCGAAAAAAGCAAAACTTGGTGAAACTGATGTTGAGGAGGACAGAGCTACAAATTCATATTCATTCGTTGGTAATTTAAAAAGACCTTTTGATACAATTCAATGGTTGTGTCCAAAAGCACAATCAGCAACAGATGATTTTGGTTTTTTATTTTATGAAACTTTAGATGGTTATCATTTTAGATCAATTAAAAGTTTATTGAATCAAGATGCAATAACATATCAACAAACAGATTCACAAGATACATCTAATAAAATACTACAAAATAATTTAAATCAAACAAATGATATTGGAATGAATATGAGAATGGGAATGTATGCCAATCGAACAATATATGTTGATATTGAAAACCAAAATACTGAAGTTGTTGATTTTAAAGCTTCTGATTTAAAGTTAAAGAAACCAGCAACATTGTTAACTGGTATTGAGGATTATCCAACTCGTCTTATGGTAAGAATTGATGATGTTGGAGTATCACAAGTTGGATCAGCAAAGACCGATGTTCAACCTAAAAGTGAACTTGCCAAGTATCAAAATAAATCTTATATTAGAAATAACTTACTATTCTCACAGTCTCTAAGTATTTCAATTCCATTGAACACTACATTGAGAGCTGGTTTTGCACTCGATATTAGATTACCTCTTAAACAAGAAAATGGAGACGCTAATGTGGACTCCTATGGTAGTGATAGAAGTAATGATCCAAGTGGAAGATATTTAATTGGTGAGTTGAGACACCTTATTGGTGGTGGACAGTCTGAAACACAACTTAAATTGATTCGTGATGTGTTCACCGTAGATAAAACTGGAATTACGGATACAGGTGAATTGATTCGTGCTGATAATCGACAGTACGGAAACACTTGGCCAGCAGGTTCTAGATAAAACGCTTAAATAAAAGAAACAGGAGAATCAAATGAAATCAATCGAAGATCACATTGAATATGATAGAAAAATTGCTGAAGATCCACAGGCGAATCCAGCAGCAAGGAGACATGCAAAGGAAGAGTTGCATGAACTTGAAGAGTATGTAGAGCATCATAAAGCAGAGATCGAAGCAGGCGATCATCATGATCCAAACGCACTCGAACTATTTTGCGACATGCACCCTGATGAACCAGAGTGTTTAGTATATGACGATTAATTAGATGTATCAACCATCAGCTACAAATTTTATAGGAAGAGATCCAATGCAATGGTGGATCGGTCAAGTTACCGATCCTGAGAAAGGAGAGTGGGGTGATGCCTTAGAAAAGAAGAGAGCTGGTGATAAAGATGAAAAGGACATTTATTCACATCGATGTCGTGTTCGCATTGTAGGATATCATGGATGTGAAGATGATTTAGCAGATAAAGATTTACCACTTGCACATGTTCTTCTACCACCAAACACTACAACCTCTGGCGGTTGTGGTGAAACAATGCAATATCAAGGTGGAGAAGTTGTGGTTGGATTTTTCTTTGATGGTGCAGATGGACAACAACCAGTTATATTTGGAACTTTGTTCAGACAGTCTTTCATTAAAGATGAGTTAACTTCAGCACAGTTCAATGCAAAGAAACAAACTTGTTTTGTTCCATACACTCCACCGAAAGTAAACAGCAATCTTGGTAAAAATCAAGTTAGTGTAAACTCACCAGTAAAGAAGGGTTTTAGTAACGGTGAAAATGATCCAGTTGTTGCACATAATCAAAAAGAGGAAGCTACTAATATAAAAATAGATAATGCTACTGCATGTCAAGACAATGAAGTAACAAAAATAAAAAACACGATTAAGGATTTCACTGAGAAAGTAAAAACATTACAATCATTAAATTCTTCAAATGTTTTTGTAAATCCCATCTATGGAGGCATTGTTGACATTCAATCTGAGATAAAATTAGCATCAAATAAACTACAAAATTCTACAACTAAGTTGGTTCGTCGTGGTCGTTCATGGGTTATAAATGAAACTTTAGATAAACTATCATTGACTCTAAAAGATAAAACACCTAAAACGATGCAAGCTGAGGTAGGAAAAGCAACTAAATCATTAACTGACGTGATGTTCTGTAATTTTGAGAAGATACAGGATCAATTGTTAGATTATCTTGCTAAAAGTTTAGAGAATATGATAGGACAAGTGTTAGATGTGCCTCTTTGTGGTATTGAAAATTTCTTGAGTGACATGTTCGGACAGATTAATAATATTCTAGATACTCAACTTGGAAGTATGTTTGATCAGTTGAACTCAATTCAAGGTGGTGGAATAGCTTTACCAAGTAAAACATTCACAAAGGCTCTTAAGTATGCCAACTTTGTTACTAATGCTCTTGAGTGTGACGCACAAAATTGTCCTGATAATACGACCTATTCTTCAAAAGGTGGACTTTCTTTTGCAGGCGATGATGATCTCTCTAATGTTATTGGTAAAATGGGAATAAGTTCCTTACTTGATCCTCTCTTAGATAGTATAGACGGTGCAATTCCAGCAGTTCCATCCCGACCAGATTGTAATACTAATGTTCTTAAATGTGGCCCACCTAGAGTTGATTTTCTTGGTGGTATCAAAGGCGGTGGTGAATTTGCACTTGGAAGCCCAATTGTCAATGTTCTTGGTCAGGTAATTGGTGTCGCTATTAATGGGACAGGTTTTGGATACACGGAACCACCTTTAGTTTCTTTCTTTGATAGTTGTGAGAATGGTTTTGGTGCTGCAGGTTATCCGATCATGGGTGAAGTCACCGATCCAGATGGTAATCCTTCGACTGGTGTGATTGCTGTCGTTATAACTTCTCCTGGCCAACAGTATCTACCAAATACAACAGAGACTGACATTGATGGAAATGTAAAAGAAATATTCCCAGATCCAAATGGAAACTATGATGGTGAAGTATCTTATGTAACCACACTGGATGATGTCATTGTGCAGAACACAGGATTTGGATATGAGGACGGTGATACAGTTACAATTGGTGGTGGATCTGTTGGGGACAGTTTGGGTGATGGTGCAGTTCAGAGTCCTGGCCAAGCAGAGGTTGAATTAAATATTCAAGATGGTTTGATTGTAGGTGCGAATGTTGTCAATGGTGGATTTGGATTTACTTCGATTCCAGATGTGACAATAAATAGTGACACTGGAGCTCTCGCTAAGTTGACACCACTTCTTAAATTTACTAGAATTGATGACGCATCTCAATTAGCTCAAATATCTCAAGATGCTGTTGTAACTGTAATTAGTTGTATCGAAAAATAAATGCCAAAAGAACCAACCGATAAAAAAAATCTGTTTAGGAAAAATTTTCCTAGATTTTCTGTTCAAAGTGGACAAAGTAGTATTCATGGTGATACAAACTTTGAAGTTCAAACACAGGAAGCACAATCTTTTGCCTTTCATGCTAGTACAGGAGAGGGTGCATCTGAAGGAGGTGGGCCTGGAACAGGTAAAGCAGTTTTGTACACGCCAGGATCTTCAACTGAAGTTCTTGGAGAGGGTTTAAAAGTTAGAGACGCTGGTGATGTTGTTCAACTTCCAGCAAAGATTATAGAATGTAAGAGAGGTGATGTAATTATAGAGTGTGAAAATGGTGATATAACATTAAGAGGAAGAAATATTAATATTGAAGCTGTGGGTGGTGGTCAGGATGGAGTGATTAATATAAATGGAAGTCGAATTATAGATGTAGATGCTCCTGATATTAGACTTCAAGGAGAAAAAATAACAGAAAGAGCAACAAAAGACTTCATTATGATTAGTGAGGGTTTTACTGAAATGAAGTCTGCTTTTACCATTGCTGCCACAAAAGCGGATGAAAAGTTTGGTGCAATGGCTAAAGTTTTGGAAGAGACAACAAGTATCATTAAACCACAAGTGGGTGAAGCGACAGAGGCAATTAAGAAGAAAGTAGAGGAGTCGGGGTTAAAAGATAAATTGAGAGATGTTGCTGAAGGATTTATCGGAGGATTATAATGAACGTTTCTAGAGAACAGATAGATAAATTAATTGTGGGTGGAGGTGATCCATCATTTCCAGAT